CACCCTAATAAAATTAGAAGTATACTCTTCATTTTTGATTATAATATTATTTGATTTAATTTAATGTTTTAAAATACTTTCAATTTTTTATTTACCTTTAAAAAAGGTAAAACCAAATAATGTTAAACGTTTGCTCCACTTTTAAAAAGTGGAATTAATAATTTAATGCATGTCCAGTTGGATTATAACTATCTCCAGCTCCATAGAAAAACCATCTTAATGATAAATAATTATACATCTTATCAACCATTACACTTGAACCAATCATTTTAGTATTTGGACCATCATTAACCAATTTTTGAATGGCTGATGTTCCTATAGCATAATTGTAGTACCATAAATTAGAAATATAGCCTGCAAACCCACCGTTCATAGCAACGTATACATCGCCATAATTTTGTTTTGGGACACCAACTAAATTAATACTTCTAGCGATTGTTCCATTTATATATACATCAAGAGTGGTATTTTGACATCTAACAATAACATTTACCCATTTATTAATTGGGATATCAGGAATTACAATCTCTTCGTTAATGACGTTATATGTATTCATTACTACAACTAATGCATTAGTATTAGGAGCAATGTAGAGTCCTGGTGCATTATTCGGTTGAATCATACCATTTTCTGTTAAACTACTATTACCTTTACTAAATATATGTTTATATATTCCAGAATTTGTTTGAAGATTACTGATAAATATCCATGTTGACCATGTAAATTCGACACCATCGGTAGCATTGACAGAACGATAAATAGTAACAGCTCCATTATTACTTGGGTCTTGTGGGAAAATAATCATTTGAGTTGCATCGACCATGCCATCTATAAGATGTGGTGAATCTGTTGGTTTTAATAAATATGACAAGGTAGATATGCCAACTCTTAATAAAATAACAAATCCAAATATTACTAATAATAAGAAAGCCAATTTTGCTACTAAACTATTTGATTCTAAAAATTCTCTGGTTCCAAAAGTTCCTTTATTTGTTGAAAATGAATTAAATACTCCGTTATCACTCATTGTATATATTAAATAAATAAGAAAAATTATAAAGTTAAAAATTAATCAACTGTATAAAAATTAAATGGTTACACTGCTTTGAGTAGTTCCGTTTTCAATTAAAGATATCTGAACTTGATAAGCATTAAACATGCTAGACCAGCTGGAATATCCTTGTGTATAAATATTCCATACTTCTTGAGGATTTAAGGAATTTGGATAGTATTGAAGTTTAGATGTCCATCCATTAAATCCACCTGCAGGCGTTACATAAATATTTGCGTTATTATTGACACTTGCAACACCTGGTAATAAACATGTTCTAACTAATTTACCATCAATATAGAGGTCCATTGTTCTTCCATAAACACTTAACACCAAATTGACCCATCTTTGTATTGGTACATTAGCTACAGTACATGTATGAACAACAGTATTTCCACCTGGTGTTGTAGGCTCTTGGTCTGCACCAGGATAACACCCTAAAGATACAGATATATTGTTCTCAATTGCTCCTAAAACAACAGCAGGACAAGGGTCTAAACCACTAACACCTGGAACTGAACCTTGATTGCTACCTGAGCTTGCACCCATTCTTCCAAATATTACTTTAGGTTCTCCATAACGATAGTTCCAGTCATTTACATAAAACCATACTGAATACGCAAAATTGCTTGATGGTGTATTTGAACCATTAGTTGCTAAAGATGATGCGCTAATCGTTGATGTTGTTTGTCCACTTTGAATATTTTGTAATGTATAAGGGTCTGAAAAAATATATCTCAATAACATAAAAATTAAGACTATTACTACTACTGTAATGACAATACTTAAGGCACTCATTGTATAATATATATTTAGAAATTTTCTACTTAAATTATTAAATTAATTAAATAAAAATTTAAGCTACAGTATTTGCTGAATTGATTGTGGTGTTTACATTTTTAACCATTATTGTTTGATTTGAGTCATTTAGTATAGGCGGGGTTCGATTTTTAACACTATTGTATACATAGTATATATTTGTAGAAGTTAACGCACGTCTAAAGTAAACTACATTACAGATTCCTCCTTTTATACCATCTGTCTCTCCAATTGTTAGATTATCAAACGTATAATAAGGTACTACTTCAATTGATGATTTTACTAATTCACCATTTAAAAATACATCCATTGTTCCTCCATTATAATTTATTATAATGTTATTCCATTTTTGTAGTAAGAAACTATTATTAATGTAAATAATTCTATTACCTTCATTATCAAAATCAGTCAATTTATTTTTTGTAACATCTTTCAAATCTTTCTGTTCCATTGTAATCATTAATGTATGTTTGCTCGGGTTATATAGAATATTTGGTTTATTTCCAAAGTTTAAGAGAGAAGTAAATTTTTTGTAATTAGGATTCATATTTGGAGGTGATGCATCAATAAATACCCAACAAGATATAGCATATTGATAATCAAAATTATCACTTTCATTTAAATCCTGATAACTACCTAAATTATATACAGTATCTGTATATACTGGTCTATTAACCAATTGTTCTCCACCTTGAGCACTTATTAAGTTAAATAAAGAAGGTGTTTTAAAATAAGCAATAATTAAACCTAATGCTACAAATAACATCATAAACGAACCTGCATTTGATGCATTATATTGACCTGAAACAATTTTTCCCATCCAATCAAATGCTCCACTGAGTAGACAAGGTATATACAATAATGTTGTTAATATTAAATTAAAAAACGCATTTTTCTTAGAATTGCCTACTGGTAATTTTACATAAAATGTTTTGTACACAAGTCCTAGAATGATAGCAACCAGTAATAGATTTAAAACAAAACTTATTATACTTGATTGACCAGATAAATTTTCAATGTTATAACTTATCCAGTAAATAAGTAAACTAGAAATTGTCAATCCAAATAATATTAATAAACTATTATTCATTATTTTCATATTACTTGATGTTGTCTGTACGGTGAATAAATTTGCACCTAATAAAATAACAGATGATATTGAAATCATAAGTAGTAAAATCATTACTATTGAAGACTTCTCTTTATTTGCAAAAAAACTATCTTTATTAATTGATATAATAGCTGTTACAATTACAAGAAAAAGTAAAAATCCTATACTTCCATAAACACCAAATGACGAAAAATTATTGAATAAGTTCTGCGATTGTCTACCTTCTTGACCTGGTAATGTTAACAAAATAATAACATATAGAAATGCAAATATTGATATAATAATTGTAAGTAATAGTGAGTAACCGAAATATTTTTCAGCAGCACCTCCTGGATTAATATTATAAAAAGTTATAGAAAGTGTAATTAAACAAAATAATAAAATAATCATTTTAATTCTCTCGTAATTAATGTTAAATTTATCAATATAACTGTTACTCGCACTCTTATAAAATGCAAATACTCCTAAAATCAACATAATTGGATTAATTATATATGAATAACTATCTAAAATGCTGGATGAAATCATTGTGTAAAATAAGATAGCAAAAATTGTATATAATATCACATAGGTTACGTTGTTTATTTGCTCAAAAAGTTGTTTAAATTCTGTCATATTTGGAAGAAATAATACACACAATCCAAAAACTAATAATGAAAAAAATAATATAATAAATATCTCTCCAACCATTTGTTGTTTTGAATTTGATGGTTTTGAAAATGATAAATTCACATCAAACAATACTAAGAACATCATAATTATAAAAAAAACAATAATTGATGCTAAAATATAAAACATACCTGGTGTGTTAATTTTCGGCAATAAATTTTCATTTTGATTTGTATTTGCATTCATATATTATTATAATACAATATTTTAATAATATTATCTCTACATATTTTCACTTGCAGTTTTTTTACCGTGACAATTTCTACATAATGCAATTAAATTATCTACATCATTGCCCCCGCCGTATTCAAGACGTATTTTGTGGTCTATTTCAAATGTATGATCTAATTGATTATGACAATGTCCGCATTTCCACTCTTGATTCGCAGCAACGTATTTCTTTTTAGTCTCACTTACTGAACGTTTTGTAGAACCTCTTCCAGAGCTTTGAATTCTTCTCTCTGAACAAAAACCAGGAGCCGATGGTTCAATATCATTAAATCCCTCCATAAAACTACTATTTGATGTTCCTGTAAAGTCAATAATTGGACTTAACATATCCATAGAAGTTTTGTCGATCGGTAAACATTTTACCACATTGTTTGCATAAAATAACATATCTTTGCCTCGGGATGGATTTCTTTTTAACATATAATAAATTCCAATACCTAATAGAGAATAGAAAATCATTTTATAATATTTTTTGAAAGACATAACCATTTTTGTATATTTTCCGTCTGTATAGGCATTATACACAAAAAATGCTGTTAGCCCTAATACAAATATTTCAAGTCTCATTATTATATTAATTAAGTATAATAAAATAATGTTATATGGTGATTTGTGTGATTATTTAGTGTTTTTTTTATCTTGTGTTTGGGTATTTGGAACAGTCATTGCTTCTTGACCATACGCACCTTGCAATTTCAAAGTTCTCATTATTTGTCTTTGTTCATGAGTAACATGATACAAATTTAACATTGCTAAAGCCATAATAATATAAGGCAACAAGACTAAGAACCATGAAATTGAAGTGTATCCCTTGTTACACAACCATCCTAAAACAAAAGTCCAAATGAACGCAAAGACTAGTTTCCAAAATGCAAACATTATAGACATACCATTAAATAGTGCAAAGATTACAGCAATTACTGCAATTGCAAAATAAATTTTAGCAGGAGTACATAGTTTACTAAAATCCTTCATTATACTAATAATTGAGATTTTTATTTTAATGATAAGAATAATGGATTTTTAAATCTTTTAATTAATGGTTTTCTCTTAAATATTGATGATTTTGATGCTCGTATTTTTCGAGTTTTTATTCCACTTGCTAATGGTGATGAAGATACTGTAGTCTTTTTCTTTCCTGTATTTATAATATTTATTAAATTTCCTAACTCTTTTAAGTCATTAAATAATGCATTTATATTATAAGGTTTGTGCGTAGGTGTATATAAATACATTTTAAATATGTATGATAATTGATTGTATAACTCTAATTTTGCAGTATCTAGAGAGAAATAATTATTATGCAATACCTCTAATAATGGATAGTAAACATTAATAAAGCCATATATATCAACTATTTTAATAAATACATCATTTAAATATTCCCTCAAATTTAAATCACCATTTTCTTTAAATTTTGTATAATGCATTAAAACATCTACTATATAATCTACAATTGTTGGCATTGTTATTTGCGTTTCAATAAAAGCTGGTTTGCTCTTTTCTGATACGCTTGGAAAATCATTACTATATAATTTGAACATTATTTCATTAATAAATTTATAATGACCTGCACCTCTTTCACTCATCCAAGAATTTAAATAATCTATAACAAATGGTTTAAGTGACACTTTTTTAACTTCGCCTCCATCTTTCAAATATTTTGAATATTTTTCATAAAACGAATCGCTAAATATTTCAACAGAAAATGGAACGTTAAATTGTAATGGTCTATTTCTCCAATTTTTTGGAAATTTTTCATCACTTGGTTCGTATTTAACAGATAATCCCCAATCTATCAAACGTGTTTTTAATTCACTTCCGCTATCGTCAGCCAATACATTTGAATCTTTAATATCACAATGATAAATATTGTGTTTGTTCATTGGAATAATTCCATGCTTCAAAAGTTTAACAAGTTTAGTATGAAGAGTATATATTTTTTGAAAAGAGCCGTTTGTATAAATATAATCATCTACAGGTAATCCACCATTTGGCATATTTAATGTCATAACTTGGTCAAGCTTAGTGTTTATATTGGTTTTTGTGATATCATCTTTTGGCAATGCTGTACATTTGTCATTAAAATCAGCCAAATCAGTTGCTGATAATTTTGCTGGTCTACATAATGTTGCATCATAGAGTAAAAAATAATCTTCATAATTTGGAATAGAATCTAATTTTTCTTTTATAGTATTTATTTCTTCATATTCTTGAGTAGCATGTCTTTCGGTCATTAGTTTTGATATTTTATTTTTTTCTCTCTTTGTCGAACCCTCGCATTTTAACGCAGGATTAAAAACACATCCATAACCACCAGATGCAATTACTTTACCTCCTTTATTATTTCTATATTGTTTTCTTGTTTTACCCATATATATAAAATAACATTATTATTTGTCATATAAATAATAAATCGAACCTAAAATTGAAACTAAAATTCCTCCATATATTAACTTTTCTCTCAATTTATAGTATTCTGCTAATTTTTCATCATGTGATTTATATTGATTATAGTATTCAACGAAGAAGTCATTTAATGTTATCTGAGGCTTTTCAAGTTTTTCATTAATCTTATTGTGAATAAAATGCATCCATCTTACAAATGAATCGCGATTGTCTAAATAAGGCGTTATAGGATACTTATCTATTAAATGTTCAAATTCTTTTGATATTTGCTCAACTGGAATAAATAATGGTATATTTTGAACAAATTCGTAATACTTTTTCTTTGTAACCGCATTTGGATGATGAGGATAAGTCATAGCTATAGTATGTAAAAAAAACCAATAATGAGGTCCCCATATTTTTGGATCCAGATAAACAGTTGCCGACATTAATATTTTCACTTAAAAAAATATTAATTATTAAACTATTTTGTCTTTGTTATAAATTGATTAATACATAATGATGGAGTCTGTGAATGATGATTACAATAATTAAGCATATGTGTTGTTGAACCTCTGCCTCTAGTACATCCCATATTTATTGCTGGACCAGTTACCCTAGATGTTGATAAAAAATTCTTTTGGTATAAACCTAAATTAAACAAATGTGAACCAGGCATTTATATAATTAATTAATATATTAATTTAGTTGATAATCAAATGATGGAATCTAACTATATTTGTATACTTAATTTTATTATTAAAATTAATATTTAAACAATTGATTCATTGTATATTAGGGATTTAATGAGTAAAAATACGAATATATGTAATAATTGCGGTAAACAAGGACATATGTTTCACCAATGTAAATTACCAATAATTAGTTATGGTATTATAGCTTTTCGAGGAGGATTAGACGGTATTGAATATCTTATGATAAGACGTAAAAATAGTTTTGGATATATTGATTTTATTAGAGGCAAATATTCGCCGTATAATTTAACTCAGTTAAAAACATTAGTAGATGAAATGTCTTTAGATGAAAAAGAGCAAATTCTGAGTTTGTCATTTGATAAATTATGGATAGAAATGTGGGGCGAAAGTAATATTATGAATAATCAATATAAAAGCGAAGAAAATGCATCAAAAAAGAAATTTGAACTATTAAAAGAAGGTGTAGTGATTGATAATTCTCTATACATACTAAAAGATATAGTTAAAATGAGTAAGACTACATGGTCTGAAACGGAATGGGAGTTTCCTAAAGGTCGTCGCAATCAAAGGGAAAAAGATTTAGATTGTGCATTAAGAGAATTTCAAGAGGAAACAGGTATTGCTCAAAATAAAGTAACAATAATTGATAATATACTACCATTTGAAGAAATATTTATTGGTTCGAATCATAAAGCATATAAACATAAATATTTTTTGGCATTATTCAATAATTTACAAGAAGTTGATAATTTGGATGAACTAAATAATTTTCAAGTAACAGAAGTAAGTAAATTAGAATGGAAAACACTTGATAAATGTTTAGAATCTATAAGACCATATAATTTAGAGAAAAAAGAAATTATACAAAATATTAATAAAGTATTACAAGAATATAGATTATATTCATAATATATAATATTATGACAGACAATCCAAAAAAGAAATTATTAATAGTTGAATCATCAGATGAAGAATCTAGCTTTCCAAGCGATAAATCAGAGCTTAATAAGAGTTCGTCTACAAAATCTTCAAGTAGTTCTTCATCATCAAGTAATGTTTCTTCTTCATCTAGTAAAACGTCGTCTTCAAATAAAACCACTTCATCATCTGATACTTCTTCAAAATCTTCAATCAATGTTCCGTCAACTTCATCAACAGTTAACGTTTCATCATCTGATACTTCTTCAAAATCTTTAGTCAATGTTCCGTCAACTTCATCAACAGTTAACGTTACATCATCGTCATCTGATATTGGATTAATTGAAAAAGATGAATTAGAAGATGAATTTAAAAGTATTAATTGTAATAATGATAATTTTTTTACATCAGAATGCAACAAATTCTTACTCAAAAAGGAAATAATAGAGAGAAAATATTTATCTGAAAATGAAGATGAAAATGAATATTTATATCCTAATTTAAATGATAAAGATTTTAACATCAAAATTGCTAACAAAAAAGAATTTAATGACACCAAATATGATGGAACTGTTTATGAGAATATTAAGCAACAAGCTGATATTTTAGCTAACGCAGATTTTGAATTACAACCTCATCAAGCATTTGTTAAAAACTTTATGTCATTTCAGACACCATATAGCAGTCTACTTTTGTATCATGGTTTAGGTTCAGGAAAAACATGTAGTGCAATTGGTGTTTGTGAAGAGATGAGGGATTATATGAAACAAATGGGTATAACAAAGAGAATTATTATTGTTGCTTCTGAAAATGTTCAAGATAACTTTAAATTACAATTATTCGATGAGAGACAATTAAAACAAGTTAATGGTATATGGAGTATGAGAGGATGTGTTGGTAATAAATTATTAAAGGAAATAAACCCTATGAATATACCAATGCCTAGAGACAAAGTAATTAGTCAAATCAAAACTTTGATAAATACTTATTATATCTTTTTAGGTTATGTTCAATTTGCAAATTATATTATTAAAACAATGAATTATGAAGAAGAGATTAAAAAGAAAAGAGAGAAAAAAATAATTAAGCCAGGAGAAAAAAGAGAGAAAACAAAAATACAAGAGCTTAAAGATGTAAAAATAGATTTAAATAGCAGAGTTTTACGTAGATTAAGAAATGAGTTTAATAACAGATTAATTGTTATTGACGAGGTTCATAACATTCGTAAAACAGATGATAAAGAGAAGAAAAAAGTAGCAGTAAATTTAGAGTACTTAGTAAAGGCTGCTGAAAATATGAGATTTTTACTTCTCTCTGCTACTCCAATGTATAACAATTATAAGGAAATAATTTGGCTATTAAATTTGATGAATTCTAATGATAGACGAGGCAAAATTGATGTAAAAGATGTATTTGACTCGAATGGTAATTTCAAGAAAAATGGTGAAGAAATTTTAATTAGAAAGGCAACTGGGTATATCTCTTTCGTGAGAGGTGAAAATCCATACACTTTTCCTTATAGAATTTATCCAAATCAATTTGCTCCAAAAGACACTTTTCCTGATATTAAATATCCGTCTTTTCAAATGAATCTAAAAAAAATAAAGCACGAAGACAAAAAGAGAATTCTAAGCTTATACTTAACTAAAATTGGCGAATGTAGTAATTGTGGTAAATGTCAATATTGCTGTTATAAATATATAATTCATAATCTCAGAAATAAAAAATTTACAATTACAACTAAGTATGGAGCAACTAGAGAGATGCCCAGTTTTGAAAATATGGAAAAATTCGGCTATACTTTATTACAAACACCATTAGAATCATTAATTATTTCATATCCAGTTCCTGGATTAAAAGATATTTTAGATAAAATTCCTGCAGAAAAATTGTCAGAAGAATTCTCTCCAAGTTTTGATGAAACAAGTTCAAATGAAACTGAAGATGAGGAAGAAGAGGAAAAGGAAGCACCAGAACCTATTAAAGAAAAACAAAAACCTTTGTTAATTGTTGAAAGTAGTTCATCCGAGAGAAAAAGTTCAGGTGAAGTTTCAGAACAAGAGGACATTGATGAAGTTCCAGAGGAACAACCAAGTAAGAAAACAAGTTTTGCTAAGAAAAAAGGATTAGTTATTGAATTATCAAGTTCTGATAATGATAATGCATCCATTTCTCCGAAACTTAGTAAAAAAACTACTAGTAAAAGTAAAAGTGTTAGTTTAACTCCAGACTCAGATGATGAAACAATAAAAGATGAAAAAGATGACTTGAGAAAAAAATTAAAGAAAGCAAATAGACCACTTATAATTGAAACAACCAGTTCAGAAGAGGAAAACCCATCATCGTCAGATAAAGATAAACCAATGTTTGCGGTAACTCAGGTGCCAACTATTGAAACAACAAAGACCGTAACTAACAAAACACCAAGTATTAATTTAATGGGGCGTAGTCATCAAGGTCAGGCTACTTCTGGTGGTGCAAATACATCTACATCTGAATCAACTCCCGAACGTCATGGATTGTTTACAATCGACCCCCATCAATTAACTGGTAAAATTGGTTTGGAGAGAATGATGACATTTTTAGATAGTAAATCACCGCCAGTTAAGGGAGAATTTGAATATAAAAGTTCAACACTTAAAAATTATGGTAGAATTTTCTCTCGAGATGAGATTGGCAACTATAGTTCTAAAATTAAATGTATAATTGATAAAATTTATAATACTGATACCGATGTTGTTTCAAAAGGCATTATACTAATTTATTCACAATATATTGATAGTGGTTTAATACCAATGGCTCTTGCATTAGAAGAAATGGGTTTCACAAGATATGGTCAACAAGGAATAAAACCATTATTTAAAAATAGACCATCTGAAGTTGTAGATGTAAGAACTATGAAACCTCCAGCAGATAAGAGAAATTTTATGCCAGCTCGTTATGCAATGATTACAGGTGATTTAAAATTGTCACCTAATAATGATTTTGAAGTAAAGGGTTTAACTGGTGAAGATAATAAAGATGGAAACAAAGTGAAAGTTGTTCTCATATCAAAAGCGGGTTCGGAAGGTATTGATCTTAAATTTATAAGACAAGTTCATATTCTTGAACCATGGTATAATATGAATCGTATTGAACAGATTACAGGTCGTGCTGTACGTAATTTTTCACATAAAGATTTACCATTTGAGGAGAGAAACGTAGAAATTTATATGCATGGAACAATTCTTGATAAGAATATTGAAGAAGCCGCCGATTTATATGTGTATCGTGTTGCTGAATATAAAGCCATTCAAATAGGCAAGGTTACTAGAGTATTAAAAGAAACTGCTGTAGATTGCATTGTTAATCATGACCAAACAAATTTTACACAGGAAATAATGGCTGCAAGTTTAAAGGAGCCAATTAAACAAGATTTATCTACAGGAAAAGTATTAGAAGATTTTAAAATAGGTGATGCTCCATTTTCCCCCGCATGTGATTATATGGCAACATGTAATTATGATTGTCGTCCAGACGCAGATATCGATGAATCTAAATTAAATGAAGACACTTATGATGAACATTTTATTGTTATGAATTCAGAAAAGATTTTACAAAGAATTAGAATGCTTTTTAAGGAAGCGTTCTTCTATAAGAAAGACACTCTTTTGAAATCAATTAGAACACCAAAGGAATATCCATATGTACAGATTTTTTCAGCACTTACACAATTGATTGAAGATGAAAATGAATTCATTGTTGATAGATATGGAAGAAATGGAAAATTAGTTAACATTGGAGATTATTATTTATTTCAACCAGTAGAACTTAAAGATAAAAATATTTCAATATTTGATAGGTCAGTTCCTATTGATTATAAACATAGCATGATTAATTTTGAATTGAAACAAGATATTGCAAAACAAGTTATTGATAAAAGAAATTTGAGTAAAGCGATAGTTGAAGAAGATGAACTTCTATTTCCTGAAGGAAAACTCATTGTCGATGAAATGAAAGTTAATTTTGATATTGCAAAAGAATTTTCAAAACAAACAAAAGTTCCGAGAGGCGATGAAAATTGGTATAAACATTGTGGTATTGTTATTAGAAAAATGTCAAAAGACTTTCCTGATTCAAGAAAGCATTTAATTTCATTTTTAGTAGCACATTTATTAGAACTTCTGTTATTTGAAGAAAAAATTCACGTTATGAATCACTTATATTCTCTTGATAGAATAGACCAAGATTCGTTTGAGAAGTATGCAAAGGAATATTTTGAAAATAATACAATAACAACCAAGAAATTAACAGTTTTTGTAACTTATAAATTAAATAAGAGAATGATTATGATTTTGGAAGATAATAAATGGGTTGAGGCTGGTTCAGAAGACCAACGGGAGATTGCAATATCTCCTGAAACAAAAAAATTTTTAGCTTTAAATAAAGATGAATATAATAAACTAGTAGGATTTATTGGTTATTTAAAAGGAAATGCAGGTTTAGCATTTAAAACCAAAAATATGAATTCAACCCGTGATACGGGTGCTATATGTAAAAATGCGGGCAAGTCAAAAAATTTGGCAATATTAAATGAAATTGTTGGTGAAAATAAATATACTATCGAAAGTACCAAAGCAGTAAAAGACGAAGATGGCAATATAGTTTATGAGGCAGTAGGTAATGATGAATTATGTGTTCTTGAAGAATTTATTCTTCGTTATTTTAACGAAGTAAAACACGATGATAAAAAATGGTTCTTCACACCAGAAATGGCTATTTATCATGGATTATATAAAGTGTTTGTTTAAGTCTTTCTTAAATATTAAATAAAATTGAATAAAAATATAATTAAAAGATAATATGTATATAGAATATAATGGAAGCCGTTGCTAAAACTACACCTGTTATTAAAAGACGCAAAGATAAGACACAGACAATATATTCCAGATGTCTTTTAACTAGAAAAGTCGTCTTGCCAATTACTTGCATTGGAAAAAATCTTGATGAAGTATTGGAAGAATATATTCAGAATACATTCGAAGGAAAATGTGTTGTAGAAGGATTTGTAAAACCTAATTCATCAAAAATTATTAGATATTCAAGTGGAATAATTGAGCGTGGTTCTAATATTGTTTTTGAACTAGTATTTGAGTGCGACATTTGCTTCCCTGTTGAAGGTATGTTGATATCATGTGCCGTTAAAAATAATGTTAAGGCGGGTATTCGTGCCGAAAGTGCAACTGATGTTCCTTCGCCATTTATTGTATTTGTTGCAAAAGACCATCATTTTACGTCACAACAATTCAATGAAGTCCAAATCGGAGACATTATTACAGTTAGAGTTATTGGACAACGTTTTGAACTTAATGATAAAGCTGTATCTATTATAGGTGAATTAGTCAAAGAAAAAGAATATGTTCACAAACCAAAACAACCTGCTAAACCTCGCTTAGTTATAGAAGATTAATCATACATCTAAAAATTTATATAATAATTTATTTTTTTTGATTGTTATATAAAAACATCTTTACAATAGTTTATAAAATGGAAGCTATCATATCTACTAATGAAATCAATAATTATTCGGTAAGCGAATTAAATTATTTGAGGGAATCTATTGAAAATATGAATAAATTTAATCAAGTAGAAGTTTTAAGAATTTTTTTAAAGCATAAAGAAGTTATGTTAAATGAAAATAAGTACGGGATTCACATTAATCTATCTGAACTTAAAAAAGAAGTACTTGATGAATTGACTGTTTATATTAAATATGTTAATGCACAAGAATCAAATTTAAATATAGCAGAACAACAAAAGGCTGATTATAGGAATACATATTTTACAAAAGATATTAAAGATATTGCTTAAAATAATATAACCAATGACTGATCTATTACATAATTTTGAACCATATATTTTAAATGACACAAATATGCAATCTTATTTAAAATATAAATTTTCTGATTTATCTGAAAGTAAACGTAGGACCAAAAAAGAGCATAAAAATGAAAAAAAAATAGTTGCTAAAACACCATCATTATTTATTCCAAGAGAACAAGACTCTCTTTTTTGGTGCTATTATATTATAAAAAATGGAGATGTTCAATATGAAATGATGCAAAATCGAAATATTGTAACAACTAAACAGCTTAAAATAGATTTAGTTTCAAAAATTAGAGAGAATAAACCAACTATAAAAACATATAAATTTGATACTATATCCAATCTTGAAAGCAATTTGGCTAACGATAATAATATTTCTATTAAAACTGTTATGTCATTATGTGCAATTGATAATGTAAATATTATATTTATTAGCAAGAAGACTTATTTTGAGTTATTAACAAACACTTCAGATATTACTTATATTATTAGGGAGGTAGATAATAGTCAATTAAAATATAATAAACAATATGGTTATGAAATTGCTACTGAAGAGTTATTAAATGAAATACGCAGTAATTTATACAAGGTTGATTCTCTTGATAAACCAATTAAAGGTCTATCAGCTTATAAAGTGTCTGATTTACTGAGTATTGCTAATAAATTAGCAATCGAAATTGTAAATAAAGAAAACGGTAAAAATAAAACAAAAAATAAATTGTATGAATCAATTATCCAATATTTTTAAAATTATTAAAAAATTGAACAATAATTTAAAAAATATGTCTAAGTATATATATAACAATGAGTTCCATTAATCCAAATAATCCGAATTTAAAGAAAGAAAATAAAAGTGAGGCCCCAATATCAGAATCTCCAAAATCTCCTGATTATCCACCTATGAAGGATGAATATAAACATATTTATGACCTTTTAGACCCTATTGGTAAAATGGATATTGAAGATATGAGAAATGAAGATATAAGAAATCGAGCTTTGGCTAGAGTAAAAAAGGCTTATGACAAAACTGGTAAAATTGATAGAATGGAAATGTTTGAAAAAACTCCTGAATCTGCTAAGTCTGATAAAGATTATGGAAATAAAATTGCAATTATTATCCCATTTCGAGAATCAGATAAAGTTAATAAAACAAGAACTAAGCAATTGGATAGATTAGTTAAATATTTTAGTAATTATCTAAAAGGTTACAATTATATGATTTATGTAATTGAACAAACTGATGATAAACGTAAGTTTAACCGAGGTGCTTTATTAAATATTGGGTTTCTTGCTGCTCGAGACCAAGGATGCAATGTGTTTGTATTTCATGATGTGGATTTATTACCGTCTGAAGAACTTAAAGAATACTATATAAATCCACCAGTGTCTAGTCCAGTTCATGTTGCGGCAGTATGGGATAGATATGGTAAAAATCCTGATTATTTTGGAGGCATTGTTGTTTTTAATAGAGATATGTTTAATAAAATTAATGGTTACCCAAATAATTTCTGGGGATGGGGTGGTGAAGATGACGAACTATACAAACGTGTAAAGAAATATTATTCTATTAAAAAACCAACAAAGGGTTCGATTACAGATTTAGAAAATATGAATTTAGAACAAAAATTAGATTATTTAAGGGAAAATGAGTTGAAATTCATGAAAAAGAAGGAAGCTTTAGCCGAACATGAAAAAACTTGGAAAATTAATGGTTTAAATAGTATTAATTATACACAAATTGGTCAATCTTCATGTGGTGATAATTGTGAAACAATTATAGTTGATTTGATGGTAGATGATGATGGGTCGTTGATAGAAAAGGAAGGGACTGCACTTAACGCACCAGAAGAACTATTTGAACCAGTTGAGATTCAGCCCGTTCCAGAAGATAAAAAATCTCCACCAGCACAACAATTTGACAAATTGATGCAAACATATTTTAAAAATGTTTATAGTATGAAGTCAAATCCAAATATAAATCATGAACTTGAAGTAAGATTTGGAACAAAAGGTATTAAACAATTGACAAAAAATGATTACGACAATGTTATTAAAGTATTGAAATCGTTTGGTTTTACAGCATTTAATCCTGCCGGAATACCATCTCTTCGTGTAAAATGTGAATTTTTAGATAGCAAGACTGGTCGTTTTAAAATGTCTGATGTAAGAACTGAAATTAATGGTTTACCGGCTATTGAAAAAATATGTAGAAGCAATGATATTAAAACTGTACTTAAAGAACTACCCTATAGTATTATTAAATTTATTCATAAACGTCCATTTATTACACCCGAAAAAGAAGTTGTTCGTCCAGTAAATTTTGACGATTTTAATTTTAGGGTTAATTATTCGATTGAAGAAAATGCTACAAAAAATTTAGAAAACTTTGTTATTGATAATTGGAGAAAAGCTAAAAAGGAATTTCGCTATTTAAATCGTGTTACATTTAAACATCCAGACTATCCAGTATTAGTAGATATTAGTATTGCAAAATCAGGAAATATGGCAAAAGACAAGCGTGGATTTAATTACATAGTACCTGTTTATACATTGGATGAATCAAATGTATTTGATAATAAAGAGACCTATGAAATTGAAATTGAAGTAGATGGACGTATGATAGGCCCAGCAAGACAATTCCATAGTTCAGAAGAAGTTGCCAATTCTGTAAGAAAAGTTATTAAATATATTTTAAGTGGTCTCCAGGGAACTATGTATCCTATTTCATATCCTGAACAGGAAGAAGTTTTAAAAGACTATATGAAAATGATTTGGGGAGACGAATATGAACCATCCAGAAGAATTACAACATATAATTTTATTGGTCCAAGTCCTATTACATTACAATTGACAAATATTGCACCATTAGATGAAAATTCAATGGTTGCTAATATTAGAAAAGATTTTGTTGTTACTGAAAAAGCTGATGGTGAGCGACATCTTATGTACATTTCTAAGACTGGTAAAATTTATTTGATTAGCTCAAATATGGATGTCAAATTTACTGGTGCAAAAACATTAAACGAAGATTGTTTTAATACATTATTTGATGGCGAATTAGTAAAATACGACAAAAATGGAGACTTAATTAATTTGTATGCAGCATTTGATATTTATTATTATAAGAATAAAGATACAAGAGGTTACACATTTGTATTAACTCAAGAAGAAGAAGATGTTTACAAATGCAGATACTATTTGTTAGAAAAGTTAAAAACTATATTAAATCCAATATCTATATTAGATACGTCATCACAAGAGAAGAAGACTCTAAAAGAAAGGCTTACTAACTATAGTAGATCAGTAATGTCACCAATTAGATTTGAAGTGAAGAAATTCTATCCAATGTCATCTAAACAAAATATATTCGAAGGATGCAAATTAATTTTAGAAAGAGAAAAACAAGGTTTATTTGAGTATGAAATAGATGGTTTGATCTTTACGCATGAATTTTATGGGGTTGGTTCTAATGTAGTTGGTAAGGCAGGACCAAAAACAAAAGTTACTTGGGAATATTCATTCAAATGGAAGCCACCTCATTATAATACGATTGATTTCTTAGTTACAACTGTAAAATCAGCAAATGGTGAAGACGTAATTGGTTCTCTATTTGAAGATGGTTTAACAACTTCAAATTACATTCAATATAATCAATATAAAACACTTGAATTAAGATGTGGATTTAGCGAAAAGAATGATGGATTTATTAATCCATGTCAAGATATTATTGATGATAATCTTCCAGAATATAAACCTAGATTTGAAGATAAACAAGGTAACGATTATGTTCCTAAGAGATTTTATCCAACCGAACCTTATGATGCAAATGCTGGGTTATGTAAAATAATGTTACAGTCTGACGATACTGATACAATGCAGATGTTTACAATTAATAATGAGGTTATTACTGACAATTGTATTGTAGAATTTGCTTATGATATTGATGGTAAAGAAGGTTGGAAATGGGATCCGTTGCGTGTAAGATATGATAAAACAGCTAAATTGCTTAGAGGGGAAAGAGAGTACGGCAATTCATATAAAGTTTGTAATGAAAACTGGAAGTCAATTCATCCGACTGGTAGAATCACAGAAGATATGCTTATAACAGGGATGGGAATTCCTGAATTGACAGTTAGTGAAGATGTTTATTATAATACACCAGCTGGCAAGATGAAAACCGAAGGACTTAAAAATTTTCACAATTTATATGTTAAAAAATTATTAATAAGTGGTGCTGCTAAACATGGTGATACGCTGATTGACTTTGCATGTGGTAAAGCAGGCGATCTTTCAAAATGGATCGCTTCTAGATTATCATTTGTGTTTGGTATTGATTATTCTAAAGATAACTTAGAAAATCGTCTAGATGGAGCATGTTCAAGATATTTGAAATCGCGAAAAATAAATAAATTTGTTCCTTATGCTTTATTTGCACACGGTAATAGTGCATTTAATATAAAAAATGGAAGTGCTATGTTAAATGATAAAGCCAAACAAATTACAGCCGCAATATTTGGTAACGGTCCAAAAGATGCTGAGCAAATTGGTAGAGGTGTTGCAAGACAATATGGCAAAGGTGATGGCGGATTTAATGTATCATCATGTCAATTTGCAATTCACTATTTCTTCGAAAACCCTGATACACTATTAGGCTTTCTTAAAAATGTTACAGAATGTACTAAACTAAATGGATACTTTATTGGAACATCATATGATGGCAAGTCCATATTTAATGAACTTAGAAAAATCAAGACCGGTAATGGTATTCAACTTAATGAGGATGGTAAAAAAATATGGGAAATAATTAAAGATTATGGAGCTGATAGTTTTGATGATGACTCAAGTTCTATTGGTTATAAAATTAATGTTTATCAAGAGTCCATCAATCAATATATTTCTGAATATCTTGTAAATTATGATTATCTCGATAGACTTATGGATGCTTATGGATTCAAATTAATAAATAAAGATGAGGCGAATGAAATTGGTTTGCCATCTGGCTCGGCATTATTTAGTGAGTTGTTTATTAATATGTTGGATGAAATTAAGCGAAATAAATTTAAAGCTGATATGTATGGTCAAGCTCCTAATATGACAACAGCTGAAAAGAAAATTTCATTCTTAAATAGATATTTTGTATACAAAAAAGTAAGAGAAGTTAATATTGATAAATTGCAACTTGAATTAGGAGAATATGAAGACGCTGTTGTAGTAAGAGAAAGAGAAGAAACACAAAAGGCTGTAGTAGTTGCAAAAGAAGAAGAAAAAAAATTTAGGCCCAAAATAAAAAAACTAGGTAAGAAGCTTGAGCTGGTTCCTGCAACTGAGGCAGTAGATGAACCTGCAAAGGCGATTGAACAAGCAATTGAAAAAGATAAAAAGAAATCTAAAAAAACTAAAGAGACTGAAGTAATAAAGCCCAAGATAACTAAACCTTTAATTATTGAAGAAAGCGATGAGGATTGATATAACTATAAATTACGTAACAAACTTAAATAAAAATTATTATATATAATAAGACCAATGAGTT